ACACCGGAGTACATCAACGCGGCCCGTCAGGCGCTGTGGTACATCCTGATCAACCTGTCAAACCGCGGGGTAAACCTGTGGTTGCTTGAGTACATCGTGTTTGGCAGTTTGGCTCAGACACGAGAGTACACCATGCCCTTGGGCACCGTGGACGTGCGCGAGGCCAACTACCGCCTCATGACGCGGCCCAGCACCACAACAGACAACGTGTACGGCGCGTTCAATACGACGTCCACAGAGATTGACTACAGCATCGCGGCAGGCGCCTCTGCACACGCCTACTTTGAAGACGGCTACCGTTTCCTCAGTGCCGGCTTCCTGTCCGCAAACAACAACATCACGCTGAACGTCGAGTACAGCTACGACGACATCACGTGGGTGCCAATCACCACCGTCACCAACGGCGTGATCAACGGGTGGGGCTACTCACAGATTGACGGCTCCCCTCTGGCCGAGTACTGGCGCTTTCGTAACGCGTCTACCAGCACCGTGACGGTTAAGGCACTGTCACTGGCCTCGGTACAGCAAGACGTGCCTATCGCGCGCCTGAACCGCAACGACTACTACAGCCTGCCAAACAAAGACTTCTTGGGCCAGCGCTCACTGCAGTTCTGGTTTAACCGTCAGGTCACCCCGGTTGCCAACATGTGGCCGGTGCCTCAGGACGCGTTCCAAGCGTTCCAGTTTGTTATTGAGATGCAACCCCAAGACGTGGGTCGCCTGACAAACGAGATCGCCATTCCAGACCGTTGGGTGCCTGCTATTCAAGGCCAACTGTCACACCGCCTGTCCAAGCTGTTGCCGGGCGTTGACCCCGCACGAATTCAGATGCTCAAGCAAGACGCCGCGGAGGCCACGCTTGCCGCTGAAGAAGAGGACCGCGACAAGTCCCCGATCTATTTCAGGCCTAACATTAGCTACTACACCAAATAAATATGGCACAAGCAGGCTTTACCCCCATTCAACTGTACTACTCCAGTACAGCCACAAACTTGCCCATAGCGGGCAATCTGGTTGCAGGTGAGTTGGCGCTTAACACCGCCGACATGAAGCTGTACGCCAAGAACAGCGCGGGTGTTGTGACACTGCTGGCCTCTTCTGCGTCGTCCTCTGCCACCGTGTCTAGTGTGGCCGTGTCGGGCGGCACAACGGGTTTAACGACCTCTGGCGGCCCTATCACCACGTCGGGCACCATTACCCTTGCCGGCACGCTTGCCGTGACAAACGGCGGCACTGGCGTTGGCACGCTGACAGGTATTGTCAAGGGCAACGGCACGTCGGTGTTCACAGCCGCGGTGGCCGGCACTGACTTTGCGGCTCCTACTTCTGGTACAACGCTGTTGTTCGGTAACGGCGCGGGCGGTTTCAGCAACGTGGCGGCCCCCATAACAGGCTACGTGCTGGGCTGGACTGGCTCGGCATACAACTGGGTGGTTGCACCAGCGGCCATCACGGCGGCGGACCTAGCGGGCGGTGCGGGTGGCGGACAGATTGTTTACCAAGCCGGCACAGACGACACACAGTTTGTCACAGCAGGTGTTGCGGGTCAACTGTTAACCTCAAACGGCACCGGCGTGCCTTATTGGTCAAATTTACCAGTTACAGGCCCTACTACCGCCAAAACATATTATATGGCCCAATTCTAAGGAAAGATCATGGCATCAGGAACACTAGGTCAAGGTTTAGCAACCACATCAGCCGCATCGTATTACACGGTAGCGGCAACTCCGAGCGTCTTTAATGTGGCGCTTACAAACATCACTGGGTTTCCTGTTTCAGTAAACTTGTCAATTTCAGCATCTGCTACAGTGCCTACAACAAGTGAATATTTGGAGTTCCAAACAGTTATTCCACCCAACAGCGTGTTAGAGCGCGGTGGTATTGTTGCAACAACAGGCAAGTTTGTGGTTGTCTCTGCTAGTACAGCAAGCGCAATCAGTATTAACGTCTACGGATACGAGGGTTAAAAATGTCACGTTCAATTCAACAATTCCCCGCTAATTCTTCTTCAACAAGCGTTGTTTCAGTAGCGACTAACACGGGATTTGCCGCTGGTGACTTGGTTTATTACCAGAACGGCGACTACAAGGGTGCGCCCAATTTAACCCTGCCAAGCTCCGCAAATTTTCCAGCGGTGCAAACCTTACCTACAAAGCCTAACGACTGGATTTACAGCACCAATGCGCCGGGACAAGGTACCGGCGTTTATGGCGGTTCTGTCAACAGAGGCGCGGCGGTGTTAAGCAATGGAAATATGGTTCAAGCTTTTATGACCAATAGCTCAATCAACGGGCAGGTCTATTTTAAAATTATTGATGTAAACAACAACACTGTTGTTATACCTACTCAAATTTCTAGTGGTTTAACTAATACTAATTGTTCAAATGTTGGCGTTTTGGCGTTAACAAGTGGTAACTTTGTTGTGTACTGGGTTAATAGTGCTGGTGGTAGTATAAACAGAATGTGTTACGCCATTTTCACAAATGCTGGTGCGTCAGTGGTTGCGGCAACGCAAGACACAACTTTAGATTTTGCTAATAGTACGCTGGGTATTAACGGCGTAGCTCTTCCAAACGGTGGTTGGGTTTTAGCTGGGGGAAATTCAGGAAGCAATCAAATAATTCATAGGGGTTACACGCTAGCTGGCTCGGTGGTGACTCCGACATATTCCGCAACTACTGTGGGTGCTATAAATACATCACAAGCCGCGTTTGGTATGGCGGCTAGAAGTGATAGTTCGTTTATTATTTTTATGCCCAGCACAAGTAATACGTACAATTATTACTTGTATACCGCTGTTGGAGTGGCAATTACCAACAACACTATTTCTGTTTCTTCGGTTGGCCCAGCGTGTGATGTTTCCGTATTATCAAACGGAACAACTTTTGTCCTTGCGTATAAAGGCAATGACCCAGTTGGTAGCAATCAGACTCTTGCCTTTAGGTTTCTTCCAACAGGAAACGTTATAAGTTCACAATTTATAATACCGTCGTCAAATATTAACGGCAATCAAGCAAATACGACCACAGCGCCCATAAACGTACTTGGACTAAGTAACGGTAATTTTATATGCACCTTTGGGGACGGTGTCTCTACTCCTCTTAGCGGGTTAAACTACGCAGTGTTTAATTCATCGGGTACGGCGGTAATAGCCACCAATTCAAATGGAGTAATCCCCATCCCATTGAATTCAGTACAGATGAGGCCACAGGTGTGTTTAACTTTGTTAGAAACATCAACAGCCATTTGTGTTTATTTTTCCGGATCAAAGCAGAGGGATAGTCTTCTTGTAGCTTCATCACACTACTTTAAGTTAGATAAAACTACGTACACGCTTTTAACGACAAACGGAGTATCTGCAACCGTTGGAACATCAACGTCAGCCGCCTCTGGTTTGGGGTATGGAAGAACTACACCCACTGCGGTTGCTGTGTCAGCGGCGGCATCAGGTACGGCATCTGTTCAGACTTCTACGTCTTACACACTGCCCCCTTCAATTCTTTACAGTAGTACAATTAGCTCAAACTCAGCGGCGACTCTGCCCAATGGTAATTTTCTGATTGCATACAAAGACTACACCACATACGTAGTGTATGTTTCTGTGTTTTCACCTTTTGGTGTTCTGTTACAAACAATAACTGTTGGTACAGGTTTTGCAAGTACTGATACGGGTCAAATTTCCGTATGCGCTTTATCATCTGGCAAGTTTGTTGTTTCTTATTGCGGCTCCGCCAGTGGGGCAACACTTATCAACGCAATGTATTCCAGCTCCTATGTATTTATAAACACGTCTACTTGGACTAATTTATATAACCCCGTAGGCGCTCTTAATAATATTTCATCTGCGGGCTTGTCTAATGATCGTTTTGTTGTAGTAGCTGTAAACAACTCAAGTGATAATAGTTATCAGGTTTGGAATAGTTCAAACGTATCAATTGATTCAAACACTATTGTTAGCGGGGCTTCTTCGGGTCTGTCTGTAACCGCTAATGATTGGGGTGGGTTTTACGTTCAGTTGTATGTTACGTCAAGCACTGCAATTCGGTTTTTCGGTTTCTACAACTACTCTGGAAATCTTTACACCACAATAACCAATGCAACCATTACAGGTAGCACTGCTAACTATCAAACTAGACTTTCATACTCAAACGGGGTGCTTTACGGCTTGGGGTATAACGGCGCAAATTATTTATTTACCGCAACTGAAGAACTGACTGTTGGGATTTCACAAAACTCCCTGATATCGGCTTCTTCAGGTCTTAATAACTATTGGGGTGGGGTAGTTGGCGTTACTGGGCTGGGTAATCCTGTGTTATTTTACCCCTTGAATACTAGTGCTACAAACAACCTTGTTGGGTGGACTAATTCTGGAAACGGCAACTTTAGTGCAAACCAAATTACGTACCCGAACATAGCAAGATTATCTACGTCAACGGCTTCGTTTCGAACCGCCACTGTTGGGGCTGGAATGCTGACTGTTACCACTCCGGGGTTTGGCAACAACATCGTGCTAGCGTGGGCTGATGGAAACGGTTTCTTGCAGTACGCAATTGCCAATGTCATCCCAGTTAGCGCGTCTACCACTTTAACTGCTGGAGTATCGTCATCCCTTGGCATTACCGTGTCTCCAGTAACCCAATCAGTTAACTCATCGATTATTGGCGGTGTTTTTTCTGGGGTAGCCGCAACAACCGCAACTGCTGGTTCAACTGGTCAAGTTATTGTGAACGGTGCGGCGCAACTCAACGCAAATTATACCAGCACAAGCTCTGGCGCTGTTGACCACCAAGGCGCGGGTGTGAACGGTGTACGTGGTACGTTTAACGGCAGACTCATCAATATGCAGGGGAATTCATAATGGCAATTCAAACAGTTAGTCAAATCTACAACCCCGTCACGGGAGTTTTTGGAACGGGCAATGTGCAGTTTTTTTCTGCTTCCGGTGCATGGGTTGTCCCACAGGGCATAGGTAAAGTTAGAGTCCGTATGTGGGGTGCTGGCGGGGCAAGTAATGTTAACTCTAGTAATTACGGTGGTGGTGGTGGTGGTGGTTTTGCCATGAAAACCATTTATGACTTAACTGGTGTAGCTTCAGTTCCTGTTTCTGTTGGGTCTGGAGCGCTTACTAGTAACTACGGTAGTGGTTCTACTTTGCAGGCAGGTAGCTCATCTTTTGGGTCTTACTGTTCAGCTACTGGAGGTTATTACGCAAGTGTAGGGGCGGCTCCTTTCAACACAGGAGGCACAGGTGTTGGTGGCGACATCAATAACACGGGAGGCACGGGGTCATATAACGGCTCTGTTAATAATGCTTCTGGTGGTGGTGGAGCCGCAAGCTATTTTGGTAATGGCGCAGATGCAATACTTACCATCAATCAGCCTTCCCCGTCAAGAGGTGGTGGTGGGGGCGGTAACGGGTATGAAAACACATCTACATCGGGCAGTACAGGCGGTTCTGGATTTATGACTTCAGGTGGAGTTAATATTGCTTCTGGAACTTCTTTCCAAGCAGTCCTGCCACAAGCAATGCCAACGCAAACAGGGTTCTCAATTGATTTTATTGGTTGCGGTGGTGGTGGAGCTCCTAAACAGTCGGGTGTTAACGGCGGTGGTGGTGGTTGGAATTGCGCTGGTGGCTTCCCCGGAGGCGGTAGCGCATTTGCTTCAAGTGGTCTCACTAGTGCTGGTGGTTTAGTAATTGTGGAGTGGTAAAAATGAAATACGCAAGAATTAACGAAGGTTCGGTTGTAGAGATTTGCACACCTGTACCGGGATTCACTATCCACCAATGCTTCCACATTGACTTGGTTAAAGATATGGTGTCTTGTGCAGATGATGTGCAAGCGGGCTGGTCATACAACGCGGAAACAGGGGAGTTCACTGCTCCTGCTGAACCAGAACCAACACCAGAGTAAAGCATGGCCGCAGAAGCAATGACATATGACAGCCTCGTTGAGGATGTCATAACATACTCTGAGCGTAACGACGCGTCGTTCGTCTCACAAATCCCTCGGCTGATCATGCTCACCGAGCAGAGCATTGCCGCGGAAATCAAAACACTGATGCAACTGAACGTGGTTAACACCACGCTCACCGCAACCGACCCCGTGTTACAAAAACCAGCACGGTGGCGCAAAACAATTAGCATGAAGATTAACGGACAGCCTGTCCTTAACCGTTCAATGGACTACGTAACACAGTTCCAAACAGAGTCCAGCAACGGACAGCCTTTATACTACGGAGACTACGACTATGATCACTGGGCTCTTGCTCCAATTCCAAACAGCGCTTACCCGCTTCAAATTATTTATTACAGCCGCATTCAGCCGCTTGATGTCGAAAATCAAGAAAACCTCCTAACCCGTGAGGCCCCTCAGGCCTTGCTGTACGGCACGCTGTTGCAGGCACAAGGCTTCTTAAAGAGCCTTGACAAGATCCAAGTGTGGAAGACGTACTACAACGATGCAATTGCCGCGCTCAAGGGTGAAGACCAACGCCGCATGATTGACCGTAGCGCAGTAAGACAGGAACCTTAAATGCCAACATACACTTCCCCGTTTACAGGAAACGTAATCCAGCCCACGGACGTAAGTTACGTGGCAATTGCGCTATCGGGCACGGTACAGCTTTACTGGCCACAGTACGTCAGCACGGCGGGTCAGCAGGTCAGCGCCCGTATCATTGACGTTGTGTCCGCCGCCGGTGGTATTTTAAAACTACCTAACGCACAACAGGCCTCTGTTGGCGAAGACATTCTGTTTCGCAACCAAGGCGCTAACGCGTTCACGGTGTCTCGTTCTGACGGCACTGGTTCATTCACAGTGCCAGTGGGTCAGGCGTACTACACGTACCTGACAAACAACACCACCGCGGTGGGCGTGTGGCAGACCGTGGCGTTCGGTGTAGGCACGTCCTTTGCAGACGCCGCCACACTGGCAGGCAACAGCACAGCGGCCATTCTAGGCAAGCTAGAAACTACAATCGTCACCAACGAGTTCTCTTCCTCACCACCAATTACCGACGCATCACGCGCGCAGTGTTTTGTGTGGACCGGCGGCGTGGGCACGTTCACACTCCCCGCGGTGTCTTCTTTGTCCACGGGCTGGTACATTCTTGTGCGCAACAACGGCTCTGGCGCGCTCACAATCAACACATCCGCTGGTGGTTCAACCATCGACGGTTTGGCCAGCTTGGCGTTGCCCCTCGGTGACTCGTGCTTTATCTGCGTCAACCAAGACCCTGTTAAACAGGACTTCTTTACCGTTGGCCGTTCACGCCCCAACAGCCTGACGTTCTCCTCTGCCACGTACGACGTGGACGTGGTGGCGGGTGGCACACTTAGCTTGGTGTCAAACACGCCAATCATTCAGCGCTACACGGCCTTGAGCGGCACGCGAACAACCAGCTTGTTGGTTGTGTTGCCTGCGGTGACTCAGGTGTACTACATGTTGAACGACACCAACCAAAGCGGTTACAACGTGACGTTCCAAGTGTCTGGAAGCGCACAGCCTCCGTTCTCTTTGCCGACCTCCA